ATCTTCCCATACTATAAGGCTTCACGCAAGAAAGCCCAAGAGAAGTCAGAGATAAACTGGTCTCAGATCTTTGGTTATATTGCAAAGATAAAGGAAGAGTTAAAAGCGCATTTTCCATATAGAGTAATTGATGTAGAATCAGCAGAGGCTGACGATATTATCGCTACTCTTGTTATGGATAATCAGGATGAGAAAATACTAATCTTATCTGCTGATAAGGACTTCGTACAGTTGCAGCGCTATAAGCATGTGAAACACTACGATCCGATCAGAAAGCGATGGTTGACTAATGAAAATCCAGCCCAATACCTCTTTGAACATATTATTAAAGGTGATGCTGGTGACGGCGTTCCTAATGTGCTGTCTAACGATAATTGCTTTGTGGTAGGTGAACGTCAGAAACCTATGACTAAACAGCGCATGAATGCATACGGAGAAATTCACAGACAAGGCACTATGGATAGCCTTCCAGAGAATGTTCGACGCAACTATTACCGCAATAAACAGCTTATCGATTTGACTATGATTCCTGAGGTCATAAAACTGAAAATCAGGGATCAATATATAAGTGAAGCAAACAAGAAAAGAGACAAGCTGTTAAACTACTTCATGGCTAATAGGCTGAAGCATTTGATGGAACATATAAGTGAATTTTAAGGAGATTTAGATTTGGCTATTAATGGTGTTGCTGAGTTCCTGCGTAAGGTAACTCAATTGAAGAAAAAAGAAGATAAAATTGCTGCATTGCAATTTAACGATTCGTTCGTGCTAAGAACAATCTTACAAGGCGCATTTGATCCACGAATAAAGTGGTTGCTCCCAAGTGGAGAAGTGCCGTATACTCCTAACAAACTAGTAGATCAAGAAAACGTGCTGATACGAGATAGCAGACTACTTAAGCATTTCGTAGAAGGTGGCACACCAGGGCTCTCGCAGCCTAAGCGTGAAATGATGTTTATTGAGCTACTAGAAAACGTTGCTCCAGCTGACGCAGAAATGATTGTGGCGCTGAAGGATAAGAAATTACCATGGAAGGGTATCAATGCTGACCTTGTCAGGGATGCTTTCCCCGGATTATTACCAGACGATGTTAAGGAGAAGACGGTACAAGTCGATGAGCAAAACCAAGCATAAATTTCATGCAGACGATGATGGCGACGGCGTAGTACAAACCCGTAAGCCAGGCTCTAACCGCATCAAGGACAAGCGCCTTGATCGGGCTCTTAAGACAAAAAATATTGATGAATTAATTGATTTAGACGACGAGGGTTTAGATCCTGAGGACGTTGGTTCTCCATGGGCTGATCCTTGGCTTGATTGGGAAAATTTTGGATAAATGCCTACTTACAACTTATTAAATAATGAAACCGGTGATGAGTTTACCGAGTTTATGGCTATCTCGGAACTCGACGATTTCCTAGCCAACAACACCCACCTCACTCTGCAAGTTTCTGCGCCAGCCATTGTATCGGGACGTGGCTTGAATAAAAAACCAGATAGTGGATTTCGTGATTTATTGAAGACAATTAAGAAAGGTAATAGCAAAGGTCTATCAAAATCCACAGTGAATACATTTTAAGTGGGGTAGAATAGAGAGACACATTGTCACGACACAACGTAAACCCAAAACTAAGTAAACGTAAAAAGAAACAAGCCGTGAAAGAAAATGAAAACGAGGTCACGCAACTTAAGATAAATTTCCGTCTTAATACGATCTCACCAATGACAGAAAACCAATCCCTAACATGGGATGCATTTTTCACCCGCAAGAATTTGCTCTTGCATGGAATGGCTGGTACAGGTAAGAGTTTTATCTCCTTGTATCTGTCCCTAAGAGAAATGATGGAAGATGATGTGTACGAACGAATTATCCTTGTTCGTTCAGTAGTTCCAACTCGTGACATGGGTTTCCTACCAGGTTCAATACAAGAAAAAATTAAGATATATGAAGATCCATATAGACAGATATTTACTGAATTGTTTGGTCGTTCTGACGCTTATGACTATCTTAAGAGCAAGCGAGCTGTGGAATTTATTTCTACTTCTTTCGTACGGGGCACTACTTTTAACAATTGCATCGTTATCGTAGACGAAATGCAGAATATGGATTGGGGAGAGCTATCCTCAGTCATAACAAGAGCAGGTGATAACTGCAAAATGATATTCTGCGGCGACGTATCTCAATCCGACTTCCGCTTTAGAGAACGCTTCAACAAAGACGATATTATCGACTTTATGAAGGTCATAAAGAGCATGGACGAGTTTACGCTAATAGAATTTGGTATTGGCGACATAGTAAGATCAAAGCTAGTTAGATCATTTATCATAGAATCAACCAAATTAGGGCGTGACATAAACTAAGTGCTTTTTAGACATAACTTTTTTGAATTTGAAGATTTAAAGACAGACGAATCTACAGGCGAACGGCATTACCTCCTACCAGATGGAAGTGCCGTTCCGTCTGTGACTACTGTACTTTCCAAACTAAGCAAAGCTGGCATAGATGCATGGAAAGCTCGTGTAGGTGAAGAAGAAGCAAAGCGGATTTCTACCAAAGCTGCTCTACGTGGCACTGCAATTCACAAGATTTGTGAAGCATTCCTGCTTAATGATCCCAACTATATTAAGGGTCAGATGCCCACAGATAAAGAGACTTTCCGCAAGCTGCAACCCTACCTAGAGCAGTGCATAGGCACAATATACGGACTAGAAATACCGCTATTCTCTAAGGTTCTCAACACGGCAGGTCGTACAGACTGCATTGCTGAATACAAGGGAAAAATGTCGGTAGTGGACTTTAAGACCTCCCGAAAGCCTAAGAGAGAAGAATGGATTGAGAACTATTTCATCCAAGCGACCTGTTATGCATTGATGGCTGAGGCAATGTTCAGAGTTGACATTCCACAGATAGTTGTTATGATATGCGTTGACAATGAGGACCCGCAGATCTTTCGTCGTAAGAAAGATAAATACATTGAGCGGGTAAACCAGGTATTCATACACGAAAGGAACTAAAATAGAAAAATGTCCATACTGTGAGGCGGGAGACCGACCTCTAAAGATGAAGAGGAATTATATCCACTACATCAACTACCGTAGATTCATTTGCAGTGAATCAGGTGTACATGCTAAACCGGGAGACTGGAAAGACTGTAGACCTAGAATATGGGAACCTAGACGGCTAAGAAAGAAGCCTTGATACAATGTCAACTCCACGAGTTGACTTTTTTGTGAGTGGGGTAGTAAAATACAGTATGAAACATAACGAAATAGTGGTCTTAGGCGGAACAAAGTTTCGCTTGGAAATAATTGACGCACAGCATACAATTGCCGTGCCCGTTGATGATCTTTATTGGATGGACCGATGTGCGGAGCGCTGTAGCGCTATGTTAGGAACTGAACGTTCCGTTGTTGAAATGAGGAAGAATATGCAACTTTCCGGTGGAGTGATTGATCATTTTGTTAAAGCTAAAGAGCAATATGACAAGCATAAGGCGGAAGCCCGTGAGTTAGTCCGTAATTTTACGGCAGCGGTTGTGGCAGAATATCCCACTGCCACAGAAGAAATGGTCAGGGACCTCTTCGAGGGATTCAAATATGAAGGTTGAGATGAAGGAATATCCGTTTGGTACCATATGGTACATAGAGTCGAAGCACTTTCATGTTCGTGAGATCTTTCTCAACAAGAAAGGTAGGGACATGCTAACTTTGTTGGCTTTGCGTTCCGACCCAAAGGTTGTTGAGCACGAAATTAGCGAGCCAGTTTAGTTCATGTGAAGGTAACACTTTTGTTATATGTCTAAAATTTTAGCTTTTCATGGTATTGACATCTAAGAAAGTGTGTTTATATTCACTAGCAGAGGCAGCATAGCGTTGCCTTACAACACAGAGAGAGGCTTAGTAATGCGTAAGTTTCGTTTTGCGGGTGTCTCGAAGGTGGACGGGCGGGTTGCCCTCCGTGCATCCAATCGGGATAACTACGATGAGATCCTTCATCGGGACAAAAATACCGGCATCAAGATCGTGAAGCTGGACAAGCCCATGACGAAGGACCAGATTGCGGAGCTCCTCGCCCGCCGGAAGGAGTTTCGTACTCCTCAGATCCTGGCGGTGCTCCGTAAACGGATCGGCGAAGGCGAGCAACCGGTCCGTAAGGCAGTCAAGAAGAAGGCT